GGTAAACAACTAATTGGTTTGGATGCGGTACTAGCTGAATTTAATGAAGTTTATATGGTTGGTCGTATGGGGTTAGATATTGATGATATTTGTAGAAGTACTATCAATTTTGCTCGTAAGAATTATGCTAACGATATTGATGGTAAAATTAAATTGGTTGGGAATTCGGTTAAATCTAAAAAAATGTCAGTATTTATTGAGGAATTTTTAGGTAAGAGTATTAGGATGTTATTAGATGGTGATGGACATTCGTTTATTAACTATTATTATGAGTATGTTGATAAGATTTATAATTATCAGATTCCAGTTGTTAAAATGGCCTCTAAAGCTAAGGTTAAACTTTCCATTCAAGGTTATAAAGATAAAAGTAAAAAATTAAATAAGGCTGGTAATCCTTTACCTAAACAAGCACACATGGAATTAGCTATGAGAACTGAACTAGATATTAATTTAGGTGATACTTTATATTATATAAATACTGGTACTGCTAAGTCTCATGGTGACTTAAAAAGTGTGGATAAGGTTAAGATAACCAAAAAAGAAAAAGATGTTTATTTTAAAGAGCATGGTAAAAAATTAGTTGTTGATAAAGTAGTTGAATTGAATTGTAAATTAATTGACCCTAAGATAGTTGAGAAAGATTTTGAAAACTTGAAGGAGATGGATATTTTAAATAAAGCTTTATTAAAATTAGATAAAACCGATTCTACATATCAAGAAATTGAGAGTAGAATTAAAGAGATAAATGATAATTTATATACTGAAGAGTTTAATGTTTCTCGTTACTTAAACGCTTTCAATAAAAAGATTAAACCACTATTGGTTTGTTTTAGTGAGGAAGTTAGAGAAAATGTTTTATTAGATATTATTAAATTAAAAGATAAAGTAACTAAGAAAAAAAGTGAGAAATTAAAAGAAAGAACTATATTCACAAAGCAAGAATGTGAATTGGCTTGTGGTTTACCATATAAAGAGTCTGACCAAGATTCTTATGAAGACCTTATGAGAATGGAAGATAAAGAGATTAGATTCTGGGATTCTGTTGATAAACAACCAAATAATATGGAAGTGGATGAATGGGTTGAGGTCAGAGCTGATTATCATGAGCGTATGCGTTTGGCTGTTATTGAAGGTAATGAATTTCATAAAGAGGCTATGGTGGATATAATAAAACATATGGAGTTAGTTGATTTACTTGAAATAGTTAATAATAATAAATTACCAATAGATGTTATAAATATTGCTGATGTTGCAGCTGATGATGATGGTGTTTATTTATTCTCTAGGAAATGGGGTGGTGAACTTTGTAGGTATGATGACTTATTTAAATATAAAAAAGAAGCTAAAGATAGAGATGATTATTATAAATTAGCTAAAAACCATAACAATGATAATCGTTACGAACAATGGTTGGATTATGCTGCTGAACGTGAGGTAATGACTGGTAAGACTATTACTATGGATTTATTTCCAGTGGAAGAAGTGGACCCTTCAACTATATTACCAATGGGTATCATTAGTTTAGATAAAATAAAGGATAATATGACTACATTTAAACTAGTTAAAATAGAAAAGGTTAAAGTTAAAGTTAAAGAGGGTGAAGAAGAAGAAGAAGAAAGTGATGATAATGAGGAAGAAGTTTTTATTTCAGATGTGGATGGTAATTTAATTCGTAAAGATGAAATATTAAAATTAGATGACGGTGTAGATGATACGTTTTCTGATGTACCAGAAGATTATGACCCTAATGAAGAGGGGATTAAATTCGATGAAGATGAAGAGTGGGGGTATTAATAAAAAAAGGGGCGAAAGCCCCTTTGTTATTTTAATAAACCCAAAAACCTAAAGGTCTATGTTTCATTGCAGTATTTAAGTATCCAGCCTCAAGAGCTCCACGTTCAAGTTGTGCTGTAGATGAAAGTCTTAGTAGTCTAGTATCTAATCTTTCCAATACGGCTCTTTTCTCATCGTTACCTTCAGATATAAGACTTTCATAATCCATTGTTCTTTCAGCCTCTGGTGGTCCAATTGTTCCTCCAAACTTACCTCTAGTTCTACCTAACGCTTTTTTAGATTCAGCAATAAATAATTGACGAACAAGTGTTTTTGTAGGTTCATTAAAATCAGCATAATCTAATTTAGATAATGGAACTTGATTTGGCATTTTTATAATATCTGGATTATCAGCTCTACAATCATCTTCATTTTCTGGTGTTGTATCATAGTAATGGTACCATACTTGACAACCAGTAAGATTTACTGAACTACCAGCACCACCTATTGCACCACCAAAAGACATTTTAGAACCTGGTGTACTTAATAAATGTAATAATTTAGTTCCATCTGGACCAGCAGTTATTTTATAGACAAGTTCACTTCTAATAATACGATTTTTTAAATTCATATCAGCAGCAGTTAATAATATATCGAATGCTGGTGCGATATAGTGACCACCATTTCCACCTCTACCACCAGCACCACCACCACCGCCAGCACCACCTACTTGTGAGAATCCACCACCAAAACCAACATCCATTCCACCATAATTGGCTAATAAAGCTTGACTAGTTGCTGGAGGTGTAATCCAAAGTACTTCGTTTACCTCACGACCAGCTGGTAATTGATAAACTTGTTTACCAGATTCCAATTGAACGAAATCTTTTTTAAGTTCCCAAGGACCATTAGTTTGTAGACCTACTTGTTTTGAGTATGCGTAGGTATATTGTGTCATAAAATCAAAATTACGAACACTTAAAGCAAAAGCCATATCAATAGAATCCAAATTTTGACCCAATATTGATTGCCATTGATGTTCAACTAACCATTCTTGAACATATTGAGCATAATCTTCGATAGATATTTCTAGAAGAGTACATAATTGGTCATCGGTTAATTCAATTTGACGTGTAGGAGCACCCATAGAGTGTCTAAATTGTCTATATAACTTTTCTCTTTCATCTGCACTTACTGACATATTTCTTTTTATTATAAATATAAAGAAAAAGAATTAAATTAAAAACTTCTTTGTAATCTCTACACCTTCTTTAATTGTCTTAAATGATACGTTAGGAATTAATATCTGTTTTCCTACTAAAATTATCGGAATTTCATCAGAATTTGATATTTTAATTATATTATCAAAATCTTCTTTATTCTCTGGTAGGTTAATATCTACGTAATTAAATTCTATACCTTCTTCTTTTAAAAGACTCCTTAAATCCTTACAGTAAGGGCAGTCTTCAAATCCATAAACTTTTATCATATTATTTATATTATTTCATTTCATCTAAGTTATCCATCAATAAGTTAGTTATTTCTTCATCACTTAATTTTTTTTCACCCATAATGGTTGATATCACATCTTTTTTATTATTTAACATGGCCCACATTTTAGTTGATATGGTATTGTTGAATAATTGATAATATACATTTACATCGTTTTTTTGACCAATACGAAATGCTCTATCTTCGGCTTGTGCATTATTACCTGGTACCCAGTCAAATGAATTAAATACAACAACAGTAGCTTTTGTTAATGTAATACCAACACCAGCACTTTTTATATTACCAATAAATATTTTTATCTTATCATCATTTTGGAAAGAATCGACAGATTTTTGTTTTTTATTCATCGTCATTAATCCGTTGTGTGTAACAGCTAATTTACCAAAGTGATTAGATAAAATATCTAATTCTTCAGTAAAAGAAGTGAATATAATTACTTTACGTCCCATTTCTAGGGCATTTTCAACCATTTCTATTGTATACGGTATTGCTTGAATTGCGATGAATTGTCTTAATAAAATAAGTTCAACTAAATCTTTTTGTAAATTACCAGTTTTCTTACCTTGCTCTTTTCTAGTGATTAAATACTCATCCCATAAATCGTCATACATCTTCCAACCTTTCTTATCCATATTATGATACATAGTTGTAACAACTTTATCTGGCATATCGATAGCTTCAGTCTTTAATCGCCTTAATAGTATGTTTTTTGTTTTAGATGCTAGTTCATCTAAATTACTAGCACCGTTTGTAATCCATATCTGTTTTCTAACACCACTTTTAAGTGTTTTAAAGAACCTTTTACCATCACAATACCTAACAGCATAGTGTTTCCAATTATTTGCGATAGGGGACTTAATAATAGATAATAAATTAAAGAAATCCATTGGTCTGTTTGCAACTGGTGTACCAGTAAGTAACCAAGTCTTTTCTATACCATATTTAACACATAGTTCTACCATTATTTTACCTCTTTTACTATCACTATTCTTTAAGTTATGTGCTTCATCAATAATACATAGGTCATATTTAGCTTCCACTAGGTTTCTAGCTAGTATTGGTTGTGGCTCACCCTTTTTTGGTTTTTTATCTGGTGCTAATCCATGAAAATTCTTAAGAATATCAAAATTTATTATAGTAAATTTAGCACCACCCCATTTTTGACCATCAATAATAAATGTATCATCACAAAAAACATTTATTTCACGTTCCCAATTTATTTTTGTTGATGAAGGACACACAACTAATATATTTTTAGCACCACTTTCTAGTGCGGCTATAATCGCTTGCATAGATTTACCTAAACCCATATCATCTGCTAGTATACACCCATTTCTAGTCAATAGAAATTTGATACCATCTTTCTGATGTTGATATAAAGTTTTACCATCTAATGCTAATACATCATTATACTTCGAAAAATCAACATCTATATCAATATTTTCAAAATATGGGTCATCCGTAACTTGTGTTTTTGGTAACCAGTACATCATAGAATCTTTTTGATTCTGTTTAAGTTTACCGTATACATGATAAGTTTTTTCTGTTTCAGCCAACACGAACTCAACCAATAATTTTTCTGGTACGAACGATAAATCGCTAGATTTTTTCAATTCTTCACCTAAATATTTGGTAATACCAATAACTCTATTAATATATAATGGTTCTTTATCATGATTATCCAAAATGTATTTAGATTGGGTTTCA